GGAACGCAAGGATCCGCATCACTGGCAGGAGCCGACTGAGCCTTGAAGACTGCATCGGCAGCAAGATCCGCCGTTGTCTCGAAGGTAAACGCGAAGTTGATATGTTGACGGATGTCGATTGGACGACCCGCCGTTCCAGTCCAGGCAACGATGCCGTTGTTCTGGCTCGCCACATTGATATTCATGAGAACCTCTGCGAGTTGACTTGATTAGGCGGACGGAGCAGCAGCCTTCGGCGAAGCAGCCTTCGGCTCCGCTGTCTTCTTGGGTGAGAACTCTCCCGTATGAGCCACCCGTCGAAACGTCTCATTCGAGATGTGCCAACCGGCGTTTACGGTCTGGTTCCAGCGGACCGGAGGAACCTCACGTTTCACTTCCGTGACCTGCCCCTCACTGACCTTAGCTTCTTTAGCCATCGTAACCTCCTGATTGATGTCACCCAATGGTATGGATAACACTCAACGGTAAGTTGGGATCACCCGACGGTGAGGATCCGGGCGGCGGGGCAGCAAGCAGTGAAGCCGCCGTCTTCGGCACCGAAGACGTATTTGACGCACCACGCGGTGGACTGACCTTCCCACTGCTCCATCCACAGCGAACGCTTGTTTACCATATAGTAAGCCTGAGACCAGCTGCCGGCAGCGACAAGGAAGTCGCCAGCGGTAAACGGATTGGCAGCAGAACCCTTGGTCAGGCCTGCGGTCGGATCCGGCAGACAGTTGGAAATGCGGATGTTCTCGCGCACATCGTTCGGAGAGTAGGTCATCAGACCGTCACCGAAGATAAAGCGTCCGTTGCTGTCAACCTGCGCTGCCAGATACGCAAACATGTTCTGGTGCATCACAGCGGTGACGGGTCCGTACTCGACGGGCGAACTGGCATAGAACAGGCGGAAGTCAATGTGATTGAAAGCCGCCGGGACCGATGTCGACATCTTGGTGAAGCACTGAGCATTCAACCAGCCGAGCGGCTCGTTGATGCCGTCGCCCACCATCAGCGCGCGGTTGCGATTGATGCGATAGGAACGCGCCGCCGCACGGAACATGAAATCCAGAAGCGGATAGTTGGCCTCCTGGAGCACCTTGCGCTGGAAACAGAACACGCCGCGGAAATCGGACACCGCGCCCGACTTGAACTGGATATTGCCTTCCGGCCCGTATTCGGCGTCGCACTTCGCATCGCAATCGTACTTGCCGATCTGACCGTAGTCCATAACCTGCGGGTACATGAACTGCGACTTGCTGACCGTCACACTACCGTAGAGATCCAGCAGCTCAGCGCACTCGATAATACAGTTCACCTCGATCCCGAGCAGCTCGGGCGAGAAGAACGCACTGTCGAGAGACGACGCTTCGAATGCCTTGCGCTCGATCTCACTCAGTGAACGAACGACCTTCTGTTTCGACTCGATGCCGACCTGCATCATCTTCCGAACGGCGGAACGATAGGCGCTCGCGTCGATCAGATTGTTCATGTCGGGCTTGAAGTCGTCTTCCGAGCCGCCCTTGAAAATATGAGCGCGCTTTTGACACTCGACGCCAGCCTTGCGATCAGACTCGACAAGGTCATTCCCGCCTTTGATGATCGGAGCATCAAGTTCCTTCTTCACCTGGTCGAGAGCCTGGGTGAGGGCCTGCTGCTGCGCCACGAGGGCGGCGTATTCTTCGGCGTGCTTCAGAACCGTCTTCTTCAGTTCGTCGCTATCGGCCTTGACGGTACCGAAGTGGTTCGTCAGGTCCTTGTACTGCTGCTCAGTCTCCGACCGATTCTTGGTCAGCAGACCAGTGATGTCGCCGAGCTCCTTGCTCAGAAGAGCAAGAGCCTCCTCAGCCGCTTTCTTGTCGACTGGGGCTTCCTTCTTCAGGTACATGCCCCGCGTCACAATGGCGGGACTTGCCATAAATTTGGTCTTCATCTGATGTCTCCTTCTAGAGCATCGATTTGATGCGGGCGAGTTGATCGCGAACTGGTTGCAACAATTGTACATCCAGCATGGGATGCTCGTCACCAGGCGGTTCAACCAAAGGTTGTTGCCTGTCTAGGAACAGATGCGAATTCGCTTTCAAGTAGTTCGCCAACTTGTGCGCGTCGCGCCTGCCTCGACACAGCCCATTGGCTACAAGAGCCTTCTCGAGCTGTGACATCGTATCGTGATTCTTGATGAAGGTCATCTCTGCCTCGAGCTGGGCAGGGAAAACCACAACGGAGACTTCCATCAGGTCACCGGACTTGATGAGAAGGTATTCTCCGTCTTCAGACTTCTCTTCGTCCACGTATTCGAACTGGTCCAGCGTGAAGCCAACGCTGAAATTGAGACCACCATTCTGAAGAGCAACCTCGTGAACGTCTTTAACATAACTGACATTCAGATTCAATTGACCTTCGATCTCGAGATTGTCGCCCACGGTCTTGAGCTTCGAAATCACACCAGCAGGTTTGCTCCAATCGTGATGAGCAAGAAGCTTCACACCACGAGGACCAGTCAGACCCTTCTGCCTGATGGACTTATCAAAGGCTCCCTTGAGAACCTTGTGACCATAAAGGTCAACGGATGGAGTACTCGCAATGCCAGCGAAGAATCCCTCAGGTTGATTCTCCAGCTTGGTCTTCGCGAGTTCCATCGAAAGATCGAGATTGATCTGATCACCAGACCTATACTTCTCATTAGCCTTGGTGATCAGGTCACCGGACTTAAATTTCTGGGCCATAGCTCTGTCTCTCAGTTTACGAGCTTGAGCGGGGGAGTTGCTTTGTCTTTGTCAACTGATTCGTCTTTAGGTTTGTCTTCGCTATCCTCGGGTTTGGTATCACCATCCGTCGGGATCGGCGTAGACGTAGTCGAACCAATTAGTTTCGGGAGATCCGGATCCGGCTCGAATCCGAGGATCTCTCTCTTCTCGTCGGTGGTAAGGAAGTTAACATGGCTGAGGGTCTGTCCGAGTTTGGCTCGTCCCTCCCACAGAGCAGGAATCGCATCATAATCAAAAGCCACCCGAGAACCGTAAGGGCAGATACAAGCACTGAGACCCGCACTAAGCGGAGCAATATAATTGGGGACCACAGTATCCTGCCATAGCGCCAGACGGGATTGCTCATAATTGTTTGAATATTTTGCGGAATCGGCATTGCTCAGACCCAACAGTGCGATCGGAACACCAAAGACACCTGCGATGATACGAGTCATATCGTCCAGCGGTATCTTGGAATGGATATCACCCATCTTATTATCAAGCGTATGAACTTCGATCTTCGTGTTGTAGAGGAAAAGAACAGTTCCGCCGTGTTCTTCACCAGGACCAGCAGATTCAAGATGCTCTTTGAGCGCCTCGACCTGTTGCTTTGTAAGAGTCTTATCCGATGTAACCACATACTTAATATTGGGATGACCGTCGGCAGTGTCGAGCGCACGCTGCATCAGACACTTGATGATCATCAATGGAATCATCAACGACTCAATAGCCGCCGGAGACTTATTATACTCGACTAGACCAGAAAGACTCGGAAAACTAATCTCAGCAGCATAAGCTTCTCCAGGAGAAGCCTTGCGCTTCGAAGGATAACGCTGTTCTTGCTGCGTCCCTTCGCCATAGACATAAGTGTCAATCGTACCGCGCGAATTAGGAACCCCTTTCATGTACTTGGTAGCAAGAGGATAGATCCCGTTCGGAAGCCCACCTGTACCAATGCCCACTTTGAAATGAACACGGGAATAGAGCATCAGATTCAAAGTCATCCAATAGCGCATATTCTCCGGGGTGAAATTATCATTCGGAGACTTGAGAAGGCTATTGATCGCCTTGATCTTTGCGGGCGGAGCCTGCTCGCTCTTCGGAACAGTCGGATCGGCTTCACAGAACCAAGGAATAGCCTGGGCGCTAGAGGCAACAAGGTGCGTCACACGGTATAGCTGCGGGATGCTGCGCTGCGCCTCTTCCGCTCCCATAATCGCCGCAGAAGACACAAGGCGGATCGGTTGTCCCGAAATCGTAAAGATCGGACTTACCGGTTCTTCGGCTATCTCCCGTTTTGGCGGCTTCTTAACTAGGTGGTTAAAAGGCCACATGCTAGACTTTACGCCTTGCTGAGGAAACCTGTTGAGTCGGAGCCGGGGTGCTAGAAGCAGTGCGGGCCTGAAGCGACTTGCTCTTGATACTCACAGTTGTCTCTGCAGGCCGCGTATTCGGAACATGAGACACGCCCACGCTCCGATGCCGCTGACCTGTGGCATACGAATTTGAAAACGACTTACCACACCCACAACCCAAAGTACTCTCCTATCTACCAGAGCTTCACAACGCCGCCGAAAGGATCGTCATCATTAGCAGGATTGCTGATAACATCCTCTAGCGCGTAACGAGAACTATCCCAACCGTGATTATTAGCATCCACAGGAATACGGCCAGGTAATACTTTCCCACTGAGCTTATCCGTCATAAACGAGTAAAGCCGCGCCTCATCGCGCATTTGTTCGCATTGCGGATGGATGACAATTTTATAACCCGACATGAAGTTGATGCCGGACTTAACGGAACCTGGGCCTTTCTGGGCACCAACGATATTTGGGAATCCACGAGCATTAAGAAATTCAATTGTTCCAGGCTGCGAACTGTCTGCCTTGATAAGATCATAGTCTGAGTCAACCACAGAGCGGATAAGTGTAGGCAACTGATCCATAGGAACACGACCACTAGCCTCCGCTGCGATGTAGATTGTCTTGATTGCCTCGATCAAGTAGACCTTAACAATAAACGACGGATCTGTTCCGAAGCCGAAATCCATCCCATATCGTGGCGGACAATCAATCGGGACAGGAACGATACCAGTAGTACAGTTCGAGAAGACCTTGGAGTCGGCTGCTGTATCGTATCCGCCGAGCCAGACATGCTTATAGCGTTCGAAGTTGCCTCTCTTAAGTGTCTCCCGCTCCTCGGGTAGCTCAGTCTGGAAGAAATACGGATTGTCCGAACAATCAACGAACGTCACAAGGGAGCGAGGCGGAGGTCCTTCTTTCGTGTTCCGGAAGTAGTAATCCACAGGATCGGTAGGCTTCTCGGGATTCCACGTCCAGATAAAGAAACTGCCGGGGCTGCGTACCGTAGGAAGCAACACTTCCATTGACTTAGCGCGGATCGTACGCGCCTCTTCTACCCAAACAATGTCAGCACCTTCGAGAGAACGAATAGAATCAATATTACGCTCAAGCCCAACAAAAGAGAATTCAGAGCCAGTCTCGACATGCGTAATATATTGATCCGTTACCTTATAGTGGCCTGTAAAGCCGAGAGAAGTAATTCGCTTCTCAATCAAGGCCTTGGAGGAGTCACGGATAGAATTCTGGAATTGCCTAGCGCACACTATCTTCTTAGTCTGCTGACCGCCTATCACAGTCAAGAAGCTGGCAACTGACCAAGACTTCGCAGAACCTCGTCCGCCAAACAGTGCGTGGTGACGAGCCGGAGCCCAAAGATTTCGAACAAACTTCTCTCCCAGATGGAGATCTAGTTGGGCCTTTGGGGCGGGAGCATTCATTTTGTAACCAAGGCGATTAAGATAACCAAAACCATACCAAGCGGTAGACCCAGTAATATACCAACAGAGATACCACGAAACAGAATGCAGCAAGGACAGTCCGTAAACAGGTATTGGGTGAGTCGGGACGTCCAGTGCTCGGGTGTCTGACACCAGGAAGGAGTAAGCTTGTGGCTGAGGTAAGCAAAGAGATTGGAGATTGCATTGTCTTCCCACTCGACGGGAGTATTGGGCTGGGAGGGGTCACCCTCTGGGAGATCTCCAGGACGGAACCTCACTGTTAGGCAGCATCGTCTGGAAGTGTATCATCGTCTGGGAGTACGACAGGAGTAGGGTTGTTCAACACATCCTCGATAGTCTGAATAGCGTCGGAGGTGGCGTTAAGATTCAAATCAGTAATGTCCACCAGATTGTCCGCCAGATCAGGAACCTCAACTTTCTCGTTAGCGAAAGCTTGACGGGGCATGTACCGATCAGAAGGTACCGACACGATATTCACATGCTCGATCACGTTGATCGTGGACTTGGAATCAATTTGTAACGGAAGCACCTTGGCAATAACCTGGAGATACTGCTTCGGGAAGGTGCTCGCTGCGTATTTCAAATAACCAAGGAGCCCGTCACGACCGGATCCATCCATCCCGATCGCCGCTGCCGCATCAAGAATAAGCGTGCGCAGGTCAGCATGTTGGTCTTTGGTAAGGGAATCGGACAGGTGAACCTTCTGCAACTCCGCAGTAAGGTTAACGGGAGTCAGATTCACCTGAATAGAGGAGGGTTGGGAGGGTGTGCTCATGGTGCTGATATATAGTCATAAAAAATGACTGGGCTCTCAGAGAGCTCCAGTCATTGAAGTAGATGGCGAAGTCGTTACTCAAGGATACAAGGGAAACAGGTTGGTGTTCAATTGCACGCATGACTTCAACAGTGCCTCTGAGCGGGATCAGAGGCGAAAGCGATGTGTGAAGGGGTCCACTACATCGCAGGGGTCGGTGTGCGCTTGCGGCTGAACACACCTGAAAGTTAAAGAGAGGCACAACTTGAACACCTACAGAGAGCGTAACACACTCGCGTTAACGATGCAAGTGGAAAATTGCCACCCCAAATGTTGCTGGACTTTCAATGTGATATCTCTATTTGTCCTAATTTGTGCCACAGTTCCAACAACACCAGCAAGGAGGCCATCTGTGACCTCAACACGAGAACCAATTGTAAAAGGAAAGTCAGCAGGAAGAGAAAGGATATGGTGTTGCGAGGTCATAACCTCTATCTCAGAAAGAAAACAATAAGCGAAAGATGTTGGAGGTTGTCTAGGGATGGTGTCAGGTAGGGGGTTGTGGATAGAGAAAAGATGGGGGTGGGAGGGA